GTGCTACATCAATAAACCAAACTACAGGCTTTACCGCAGCTGGTGTGCGTATAGCTTTAGGTCAGGCATCTATTGACCAAACATCAGGAATGACCGCTACACCAGAGATGGTGTTAAACGGAACTGCCACTATTGCACAAGAAAGCGGCATGACTGGACTTGGCGGTCTTAAAATTACTGGTGCATCCACAATCGCACAAACAAGTGGTTTTTCTGCGATAGGTGGTTTAAAATGGAATGACCAGACTGTAGCAACAACTGACTATACACAACAAACACCAGCTACAACAACTTGGACAGATCAGTCCGCAACAAATACAGATTGGACTGATATAGCAGCATAAACAGGAATTATTATGGCAGATACATTTACAACGAATTTAAACTTAACTAAACCAGAAGTAGGAGCATCTACTGATACTTGGGGAACAAAACTTAATGCAGACTTAGATACACTAGATGCAATTTTTAGTTCTTCTGGAACAGCAGTAAGTTTTGGCAATGTAACAGTTGGCGGAACTCTTGGTGTTACAGGAATACTAACAGCAAATGCTGGCGTAAAAGTAGATAACATTACCATTGATGGAACAGAAATAGATTTATCTAGTGGTGATTTAACTCTTGATGCTGCGGGAGATATTATTCTTGATGCAGATGGCGGTAATATACTATTTAAAGATGGTAGCATTGGAACTTTTTTAGATATACAACAAGACTCTAGTAATGCTGAAATAATAAGCAGGGTTCAAGATAAAGATATTTTATTAAAAGGTAATGATAATGGCTCTACAATAACAGCCCTCACCCTTGATATGTCAGAAGCAGGTGCAGCTACTTTTAATAATAAAGTTACAGCAACAGAATTAGAAATAGCAACTTCAGCTTCAGATGTAGGAGTTGATTTAACACTTAATGGTAATAAATCATCTAATGGTGCAGTAGCTAGTATTGTTTTTGAAAACAATACTGATTCTGTAGCTATGATAAGAGCTAGTAGAGTAGGTGGCAATAATGATGCTGCTGATATGCAATTCTTTACACAAGCTACAGGTGGTTCTAACGCTGAAAGAATGCGTATTGATAGTTCAGGCAACGTTGGAATTGGAACGAGTTCAATAGCAAGTGGTGGTACAAATACACAAAATGTTCAAATACATAACTCAACTGCAAATAGCACTTATTTGAAATTATCAACATCAGGAACAGGTGCAACTGCTTCTGATGGATTAGATTTAATAATGGGTAATGATGGAACTGGTTATTTATGGAATAGGGAAAATTCAAACACAATTTTTGCTACTAACAACACAGAAAGAATGCGTATTGATGCTACAGGTAATGTAGATTTATTACAAAGCAATCATTTGAGATGGAAACACGCAGCAGGTGGAACTATAAGAGGTTCTATTGATGCAGATAGTAATGATAACTTAATGTTCTATACAGGCTCTAGCGAAAGCGAAAGAGTGCGTATTGATGGTTCAGGAAATGTTGGAATTGGAGTAACCAGTGCAGGTGCAACCTTGCATGTTAAAGAAGCAGCAAATAAAAGTGAATCAGATGGTCATTTTAGAATTGAAGGAAATGGATATTCTTCAATCCAATGGTTAGATGCAACTGCTTATTATATTGGGCAAAACTCTAATTCCAGAAGTTTGCGATTTTACTCAGGTTCTGATGAAACTGCGGGCGCTCAGTTATCAGCAGGTAACACTGCTTTTACTACATTTTCTGATGAAAGGTTAAAAGAAAATGTACAAGATATTGGTTCTGTTAAAGAAAAAATAAAAGATATAAGATGTGTAACTTTTAATAGAAGTGATATAGAAAATTCAAAAGAAACGATTGGTTTTATTGCACAAGATTTTATAGGTAAATTTGACCAAGTTTTAGATAAAAGTAAATTTACAGGTGATAATACCTATTATTATGGGATTAAATATACAGAAACTATACCAATTTTATTAAAAGCTATACAAGAACAACAAGAGCAGATTGATGCCTTACAATCTGAAATAAACGAGTTAAAAAACTCATAACAAAAGGAGAATAAATATGGCAATATCTTACGAATGGGATTGTAAAACTTGTGATACATATCCTACAAAAAGTGGTAAATCAAATGTGGTTTATAATGTGCATTGGAGATTAACAGCTACCGATGGTACTAATAAAGACAGCAATGGTGATAACTGGACTGCTAGTATTTATGGCACACAAGCTGTAAGTACAGATGATTTATCTAGTTTTAAAAACTGGTCAAGTCTTACTAATGCTGATGTGCAAGGTTGGGTTGAAGCTGCTATAACCGCTGATAAAGTTACATCTATGAAAGCTGGATTAGATGCAGAAATAGCTAAAAAAATATCACCAACAAGCGTAACTAAAACATTAAGTTCATAACATGGCCTTGCTTCCTGTAACACCTCCCGCTGGTGTTGTAACTAACGGAACTGATTATGCTAACAAAGGTCGCTGGGTTGACAGCGACTTAGTGCGTTTTCAAAACGGTTACTTACGCCCTATCGGTGGGTGGGAAAAAATCAGGAACACAGCATTAACAGGTACGCCAACAGGTATGTTTGCCTACATTACCAATTCTGATAAAAAGGTTTTAGCAGTAGGAACAAGACAAAAGATTTATGTTAATTATGATGGCACTTGGTACGATATAACTCCAACAAGTTTTGTTACAGATGCCTCAACTGATCCGCTTGGTTATGGAGCATACAATTACAATGTAGAAGATTACGGTGATGCCCGTTCTCAATCAGGTTTATTCTTTGATTCTAAATCCTGGTCATTTGATAACTGGGGTGAAGATTTATTATTCTGTTGTGCAAGCGATGGCAAGATTTACAAATGGTCGCCCTCAGCACCATCTACAATAGGCGCACAACTAACAAACTCTCCTACTGGTTGTTCTGGTGTTTTAGTAACCAATGAGCGCCATGTCGTAGCTTTAGGCGCAGGTGGAGATCCAAGAAAGGTGCAATGGTCATCCAGAGAGGCAAATACAACCTGGACAGCCGCAGCTACTAATACCGCTGGTGATTTACAAATACCAACTGGCGGCAGAATATTAAGCGCAGTTAAATGGCAAACAGATGTTGTTATCTTTACTGATACAGGTATTGCAAGAATGTATTACACAGGCTCTCCTTTTATATATGGTATTCAAGATGCTGGTACTAACTGTAAAGCTGCAAGCCCAAGAACAGTTGTTACTGCTGGTAATTTTTTAGCATGGATGGGTGAAAACTCTTTCTTTGTATTTGATGGTTCGGTTAAAGAGATTAAATGCGATGTGCATGACCATATATTTGATAATATGAAATACGCCTACAGAAGAATTGCTTGTGGTGGTCATAACTCTAACTTTAATGAAATCATCTGGTTTTACCCAGTTGGAGCATCACAAAAAACACCAAACAAATATGTAATCTGGAACTATGTTGATAATGTATGGAGCATTGGTTCTATGGACAGAGGTTGCTGGATAGATCAAGGTGTATTTGATTACCCAATAGCGTGTGATAGTTCAGGCAATGTTTACCAGCACGAAAGCACAACATTAAGTAATTCAGAAAATTTAGGTAACTCAGTTCCTTACGCTACATCAGGGCCAATAGAGATTGGCAATGGCGACAATTATGTGCAATGTAACCAAATACTCCCAGATGAAGAAGCAAACACCTTACCAGGCGTTACAATTAGTTTTAAGGGCAAATTTACACCATTAGGAAGTGAAACAGACTTTGGCAGCTTTACATTTGAAAATGATGGTTATACCGATGCAAGATTTACAGCAAGACAAGTATCAATGACTGTAACAGGATCAACCACACAAGCATTTCAAGTTGGTAATATAAGATTAAATTTAAGAAACAGAGGTCGTAGATAGTGGCAAGAAAAACCCTAACTAGACCAGGCGAAGATTACGATAAAAACTATCTGAATTATTTAATTTCAGAAATAGAATATCAAACAGGTATTACTTTTAACAAAGGAGAAAGAATACAAGTAGGTGGTGGAGATGCCACCGAATTAGTATTAGTTAGCCCAGATGGAACAAAATATAAGGTCAGCGTTGACAACTCAGGCAACCTCTCAACCGCAACAACGGTTTAAAGAGGACTGGGAACTAGAGTTTGACAGGTTAGATAAGCATATTATTCGTGCATTAAAGCACCAAGATATGTATAATTTAAGTGATATAAAAGAAAAAATCAGGTTAGGAATGTTTCATTTATGGCCTGGTAAAGACTCAGTTATGATAACTGAGATTGTAGAGTTTCCAAGAGTAAAGGTATTAAATATTCTTTTTCTTGGAGGCAAATTTGAAGAACTACAATCAATGCTTCCTAGTATTGAACAGTTTGCCAAACATTTTGGCTGTAAAAGAATTTTTGGTGGCGGCCGTAAAGGCTGGCTAAGAAAACTTAAACATCTTGGCTTTGAACAAGAATATTTAGTGAAGAAAGAATTATGAGTAAAGGAAAAAGCACAACAACAACAACAACAGATCCAACACAAATGGCAATCTATTCAGATCTTTATGGTAAGGCTAAAGGTATAGCGCAACAACCTTTTGTACCATATACAGGCGCAAGAGTAGCAGGATTTAATCCAGACCAGCTTGCAGGCTTTGATGCAACAAGAAATATGTTTGGTCAATCAATGGGTTATGATCCTAGAGGCCAGTTAAACACATTAGCGGGTAAATCTGCACCAAGTTTATTAGATACAGATATAGGTGCATATCAAAACCCGTTTCAATCACAAGTTATAGATAACACTCTTGGTGATTTAAACCGAGCAAGACAAATGCAAATACAAAGCGACCAAGATGCAGCAATCGGCAGAGGTGCATTTGGTGGTTCTCGTTCAGCATTATTAGAGTCAGAAACCAACAGAAACTTTGCAGATAGAGCTGGTAATATTGCAGCTGATTTACGATCACAGGGCTTTGACAGAGCAACCAATTTAGCTGGAATGGATATTGACAATGAATTTAGAAACAGAGGATTTCAAGCTGGTTTGCTTGGCAACCAATTAAGCGACCAGTACAGAAACTTAGGTTTACTCTCTGGCATGGGTGGTCAACAACAAGGACTACAACAAAGAGGTATGGATGCTGGCTACAACGAGTTCATGCGAGCTTTAGGACATGGCCCACAACAACTTGGCTTATTAGCGCAAGGTGTTAGTGCTTTGCCTACGCAGACTAATACTACTCAAAATTATAAACCAGGATTTATGGATAAACTTGGTCAAGTAGCACAAGTAGCATCATTGTTTATGGGTAATCCATTTGGCGGTAGCGGCGGAGGCGGTGGTAGCTTCGGCCCATCTTTTTAGGAGATAAACATGGCAAATATATTTCAAAATTTCGGCAGCAAAGTAGGAAACGCTTTTACCAATCTTGGTCAAGGTAACAGCTTGTTGGCGAATCAAAGCCAAATAGCCAACTTATCTGATGAGGATAAAAACAAATTAAGAAAACAAGGCTTACAAAAATTTGCTGATACTATGTTTTTAACTAGCGCAATAGGTAGTGGTGATGCAAATAAAATAGCTTTAGCACAAAACAGAATTAGACAAAGACAGTTGGATGAAGAAGATGCAAAGAGGAAGGCAGAGCAACAGGAAGCAATAGAAAAATACAAAAAAGATAATCCTGATAAGGCTGGTATAATAGATGCTATTCTTGGAGGAGTGCCTGCATCAGTTGCAATACCAAAAACTCCACCTAAAAAATCTAAAAGTGATTATATTGTAGAAATTTTAGAAAAAATAAAAATAGATCCTACTTATGGAACTACAGCAAATCCCTTTTCAACAAGCGATCAAAATATTATGGATGTAGTTTCTAACACGGATGAATTTACAAAATTAAAAAGAGCAGTTCTTGGTGGTATAAACACACAAACAAATGAATCTAGTTCTACAACCAATATTATTCCTACAGTAGTTAGCGAAGAGGATTATAAAAAATTAAATAATGGTGATAAATTTATTTACAACGGCGTAGAATATACCAAAGGTGAATAATGCCACAAGATCCATTTTTACAGCCTAAGGATCAACTAAAACCTAAAGATCCATTTTTAAAACCTAAAGATCCATTTAAAGAACAAGGAGAGCCTAGTGCTGGTTTTGGTAAAAACTTATTTAGAACTATAGGAGGCGCAGCTAGAGATGTTGCACAAGCTACATTAGATGTTGGAGCTGGATTAGAAAAAGCATTACCTATGGGTGGTTTTTCTACACAAGACAATCCCACCACAGAAAAAGTTGAAGGCCTTAGATATGTTAGTCCAGATGAATTAAAATTATTAAATGAATATTACGGTAAATTAGAATTACCAAAAGTTGAAGAACCAACTTATCCTGGTGGTAGTTTCGCAAGAGATTTAACAGGATTTCTTGCACCAGTAAAGCAAGTAAGCACAATAGCAGCACCAATTCAGGCTGTTACAACTGGACAGAAACTTGCAAAAGGTGCTGCTATTGGAGCAGTTGCAGAACAATTTGCATTTAGTCCGTATGAACAAAGAATATCAAATTTAATACAAGAATATCCATCATTACAAAATCCAGTTACAGAATATTTACAAGCAGATCCTAACGATTCAGAAGCAACAGCTAGATTTAAAATGGCTATTGAGGGAGCTGCAATAGGAGTTCCTATAGATGCAGTTTTAAGAACTTTTGGCAAAATGAAAGCAAACAAAGTTGCACAAGAACAACCAGCCAAAGTTGAAACTCCAGTTGATGATTCATCTGTTATTGATACAACAACTACAGTTACACAAGCCAAAAAAGAAACACCACCAGACTTTGCAGGAAACATAAATCTCAAAAAAATTGATGCGCCAGATGAAGTAAAAAATGTTATTGATGACATTGCAAAAAACAATGATGATTTTATAGATGCAAGAAGAGGTGTTGTTAAATTTGGTACTGATGGAGAAGAACTGGCTGCACTAGCAAAAGAAACTGGATTAGATGAAGAACAATTACTAAAAAGAAAAACAGGTGAAGCGTTCAATGCAGAAACAGCTTATGCGGCTAGAGTTTTAAATGTTAATTCTGCTGAAAATTTAGTAGAGTTAGCAAAAAAAGCAAGAAGCACAAAGGCAACAGCTGAAGATTTAATAGAATTTAATCAAGCATTAACACGCCACGCATCTATACAAGAACAAGTAGCTGGTATAACTGCTGAAGCTGGTAGGGCATTAAGATCATTTAAAGAGATAGCAGCATCTAAAGGAGCTATTCAAGAAAGATTAATTAAAGAATACATACAAGGCAAAGGTGGTAAAGAAAATATAGAAAGCATTGCAGAGGCTATTAGTAAATTAGATGATCCAGAGCAAATAGCAAGATTTTCTAAAGAAGTATATAAAGCAACCAAGCTAGACCAAGTACAAGAAGCATGGATTAATGCTTTGTTATCATCACCATCAACCCATGCTGTTAATATTTTATCTAATACATTGGTTGCTGCATCAAGAATACCAGAATACGGAATTGCTACCGTGCTTGGTTCTGTAAGAAAAGGACAAGATAAAGTAACTTTTACAGAACTTGGAGCTAGAATTTTAGGTAACATATATGGAACGCTTGATGGTCTTAGAATGGGATCAAAAGCTATAATTGATCCAGACAGCGTTGTTGATCCTTTAACCAAACTAGAGTTACAAAAACAAAACGCTATACCTGGAGTTGCTGGTGAAATAGTTAGATTACCTGGTAGAGCTTTAGTGGCTGAAGATACTTTTTTTAAAGCCATTGGTTACAGACAAGAGCTATTTGGACAAGCAGTTAGAAAAGCAAAACAAGAAGGTAAAGGTGTAGAAAGGGTATTTGAACTTATTAAAGATCCAAAAAAGAATTTTCCAGATGCTTATTCTAAAGCACAGGAAATAGCCAGGTATCAAACATTTACAAACGCGCTTGGTTCAACTGGACAAGCATTTCAAAAAATTATTGCAAACAACCAATACCTTAGATTTTTAGCACCATTTGTTAGAACTCCAGTAAACATAGTAAAGTATGCAGCACAAAGAACTCCTTTGGGAATATTTGCTAAGACTTACAAAGAAGGAATTAAAAAGGGCGGCGCTGAAGCAGACCTAGTTAGAGCAAGGGTTATTCTTGGAACATCTATAATGTCAGCAATAGCCTATCTTTCTAATGAAGGACTGGTAACTGGAAGAGGCCCAAGCGATCCAGGTAAAAGAACTGTTTTAAGAGAAACTGGCTGGCAACCCTATTCATTAAAAATAGATGATACTTATTATGGTTATAATAGATTTGAACCTGCTGGTATTTTATTTGGATTAGCAGCTGACACAGTAGATATTTATAACTATGCCGATAGTGGATTTATAAAATCAAACGAAGGCGAAATAGATGAGCTTGTGTCCATGATCGTTGGTTCTGCTACACAAAATATTACAAATAAAACTTTTATGACAGGTATAACAGATGCTATAAATGTAATATCAGATCCAGATAGATATGGTGAAAAGTGGATAAATAGATTTGCTTCTACCGTAGTTCCAACTGGTGTTTACTATTTAAGAAAAGGAGAAGATCCTTTAGTAAGAGATGCTGTAACTATGGCTGATTCAATATCAAACAGAATACCTGGCAAGTCTGATGAACTACCCTTTAAAAGAAATGTTTTTGGTGAACCAATAGAATACTCAAAAAATTATTCTCCAGAATTTTTGGGTAAGTTTGGCAAAACCTTTTCACCAATACAAACATCTAAAGAAAAACAAGATGTCGTTTTTGATGAAATGAATAGACTTGACATAACACCAAACAGACCGCATAGAAAAATAGGAGGAGTTGACTTAAATCCAGTTCAATATCAAGGAATGTTAGGAGAAATGTTAAATCTTAAAACAAAACAAAAATTAGAATTTTTAATACAAAATCCAGCATATAAAAATGCTTTAGATTCTGAAAAAATAGATTTAATAAAAGAAATAATTAGACAAGATCAATCTGTTGCCAGAGAACAAACACAAAGAAAATATCCACAAATTTTAACTGACCAGATGTTAAAACAGATTGAAGAGTTAAACCAATAACATGAACCATGTCCCGCAAGACAGAACGGATAGGTAGGAGTGGAGAATACCTAGCTTGCTCAATTATCGCGAGAGAAACAGACACAGTAACTATATTACCTCATGGTGCTAATGCCGATGTAGTGTTTGAATGGGATGGCCAAATGTATCGCTGTCAAGTCAAGACAGCAACCAAAATACAAAAAGGAAAAAAGAGTTGGACTTTTGATTTAAGAAAAGGATCACATAGTTTATCGCGTATATATAAAGACAACATGATTGATGTATATGCTATGGTTAGCTTGCAATACCAGAATGTTTATTTCTGCTCTTATAAAGATTGCAATAAAAAGCAAATATCTATAGATGATGAAACCATGAAAAATACCAATTCTTGTGAAAGTTTGCACAATGCCATGAACTCATTAATTAGTGCCACTAATATGCGACAGCCTAAAAATGTGGTGCATTTTGCAAAGGCAAAGATAGCGTTAAGTGGCTGATTTGCGGTGTTTTTTTATTATGTCGGGGAGTAGCGCAGCCTGGTAGCGCAACATAGTTTTACCTAATACCGAACAATAACACAAATTACTTTATTTATTAAAACCCCTTGTTTTTCTTGCAAAACAAATACTATAATCCTACTAATAGGTAATAAATGTTCACAAACATTTTATAAATAAGTGCGATAAATATGCGACTCATGGAGGTGGGTAAGTATGGCAAGATATAAAAGAGATGCAAAGGTAAATAGTTTATTAATCACAGACAAAAGATATAAAGTTATTTATTACATTAACAAGAAGAGAAGAATAATAACTATTGGCCCTATAGATATACCAATTAATGTAGCCAGAAAGAAAGCACAACAAATACTTGGCGATGTAGCACAAGGTATTGATCCATTAGAAACTAAAAAAGCAGAAACACTTAACCAGGCATTTGAATACAAATTGCAAGAGCTGTTAGACAGTAAACGCAAGTGTGTCTATGTTAAGGATGGCAAGATAATGGGAGATCCTAGAAACTCTTGGATTAAAGATGTTGAATCTACTGTTGGTAATATGAAACTACAAGACATTGAAACGGGAGATTTAACAAGGTTGCACATTAAGATAAGTAAACGAGGCAAGTATCAAGCTAATAGAGTTATTGGTTTAATTAGTTCGGTGTTTGAACACGCAATCAGACTTTCTTTGGTGCAATACAATCCAGCCAAGTATGTGAAAAAGAATCCAGAGTTTGAAAGAAACCGACCATTAACTGATGTTGAGTTTGCAGAAATTAATAAGCAATTAAACATTATGGAAGCAAAGTCTAATCCTAAAAACATAAAAGCAATTAAGTATATTAGGTTGTGTATGCTAACTGGTGGTAGGTGTAAGAGTGAGATAGGTGGTGCTAAATGGTCTGATTTAGATGGTAATAAGTTGGTGTTAGAAAACCACAAGACAGACTATCAAGGTAAGCCAAGAATAATACATTTAAACAATCAGGCTATGGCCATTATTAACTCATGCGATAGAAACAATGAAACCATACTTGGTGTTAAATATCCTTTTCATATGTGGGACAAGATAAGAAAAGCTGCTGGTTGTCCAGATGTTACCCTGCATGATTTAAGACATAACTACGGAACTATGGCTGGCGAAACTATGAAGTTAGAGGATGTGAAAGAGTTAATGGGCCATAAGACTATTAGGGCAACAGAGAGATATAGAAAACAACGAGAGCATATTGCAAAAGAGAATATGCAAAAGGTTGGAAACTATATGCAGAAAATAACTATGTCTAATTAGTCGTAAGGATTGCCTTCAGGATCTACGCCATAAACCATTTCTAATTCTAGTTCTATGTAGTGTCTTGCTTTAAGTAAGTCTTTAACTCTATCGGTTTTATTTCTGGTTACATACTTAACAACATTGGTTAAGTTAGGTGTTAAGCCATTTGAATACGCATACTCTAAAGGTTGAATACCTTTATCTTTATAGTGATCTCCACCAATTTGTTTTTGTGTTGCTCTCACAGCTTTATCCCACTCTTGTGGTGTTACATCATCTATACTCATTTGTTCCTCCAAAATAATGATTAAATTTTATAAATAATTTTTCTGCAAATTTTTTCTAAATAATATTTCTATTATTTTTGTTCAGATACTTGCTTTATTAAATTTACTCATAGTAGAATAGCACAATAGGTAAACAATAGGAACTCACATGAATAATAATAAAGTATTTCTTACGCAAAAAGAATTAGCAGAGCGCTGGAAGAAAAGCCCGCAAACATTAGCAAACAATAGATCATTAAATAAAGGTCCATCTTATACAAAGATAAATGGTCAGATTAGATATGATCTGGAAGATATTTTAAAAATAGAAGATATTATTATGCAGTACAATGTTTCACCTAAAGAATTAGCGCAGCGTTGGAAAAAAAGTCCACAAACATTAGCAAACAATAGAGTAACAGGCAAAGGCCCTTCTTATACAAAGATAGATGGTCAGATTAGATATGATTTAGAGGACATAATAAAAATAGAAGAAGAGTCTAAAGTACAGCTTTAGACAAGGGATTAATGTGTCGCACTCTGTTTTACCGCCTAGTAGCATTAAGAGAGTTATCAGGTGTCCAGCTTCGGCAAAAATAAATGCAGAGGCAGATAGGAAGTCAAACATAGCGGCAGCGAGAGGTACACAAATACACGAAATGGTTGAGATGAGATTAAAGAATAGGCTAGATGGCATTACGCTATCTGACTATTGGTTAGGCAAAGAATGTGAAGTTGATGGTTTCAATTTTACAATTACCAAAGATGACATCAAAATGGCTGACACTTATGTTGACTATGTTTCCCAAAGAAGAGAAGAATTAAATGGCAAACTCTTAATTGAAGAAAGAGGAGCTGCACCAGAAATCCATGAAGAA